AGGGCCGTGAGGATCTGCGGCAGCATCGTGTCGGTGACGGCCGCGGAGAACGTCCTGGTGATCGCGCCGCGACCGGGGATGTAGAACACGGGCTCCTGGTTGTCGCCGCGGTGAACGTCCCAGCCGCGGTCGAGGTCGAGGGTCTCGCCGTCGATCTCCGGGAACGGTGTGGCGGCGATCGTGACGGCGCCGACCGCCTCGCCCCAGCGCCACGGGTCGACGCCGGTGTCGACGGCGACGGGGTCGGTGAGCGACCCGATCTCGCCGGCCTTGAGGGCGAGCGTGGCGAGGGTGAGGTGCGCGACGTTCTGGTCCTGGCCGATGTTCCAGGTGACCTTGTTGAAGATCGCGTCCCAGTAGGCGAGGCGCACCGGGCCGACGTTGACGCCGGTCTTCTCGCGGATGGTCTGGATCACCGGCGACGTCGTGCCGGACGTGGTGGTGTGGGTCCACGGGTCGGCGGCGCCGGTGACGACGTCGGTGCCGATGTGGCGGGCGAGGATCGCAGCGGTGTTCTCGATCTGGCCCTGGAAGACCTCCTGACCGATGTCGCCGCCGACCGCCTCGACGTACGGCGTCGAGGAGTCGTAGGCGGCGCCGTCGACGTACGGCTCGCTGCCATGGGTCTTGCCGCCCTTGAAGGTGTCGTCGGTGGCCTTGCGAAGGAACCTGGTGGAGGCCGCCGAGGTGGCGGCCTGGGAGCCGAGCGCGGTCTGGTTAGACGCCCAGACCTGCCCGACGCCGGACTCGATGCCCTGGCTCATCGATCAGTCCTCCTGGCCCACAGCGAGGGCCGGTTCGGTGAGCGTGGCGTCCGGATGGTCGTCGGCGTCCGGTGCCGGCTCGTTGCCCAGCTCGATCTGCTGGTCGCGCTTGGCGAGGTAGTCCTTGTGCGCGGCGGTCTCCTTCTGCGCCTTCTCGATGTGCGCCTTGGTGGGCTTGTCGATCTCCCGGTAGGCGCCGGAGCCGGCGATCGCCGCGGCGGCGATCGGGTCGCGGACCTCGACGATGCGTGTGTCCGGGATGACCCGGGCGTTCGCTTCCCGACCGAGGTGGTCGGCGGGCTCGAGGATGACGGTGTGGACCTCCTCGGTCATGCCGAGCGGGGTGAGCACGGGGACGCCGACCTGGTGGCCGGCGTGGACGAGCGGCTCGAGGTTGCCGGCGTTGTCGACGCCGATGTTGTCGAGCAGCTCGAAGTAGCGGAGCTTCGAGTCGTCCGTCATGGAGAGGCGCCCCCCTGGGCGCGGGGTTGGTTGGCCGTCGCCCCCACGGGCGATGGTCGGACTGCGATGTGGCGTCGGGCCCGTGCCCGGCGCTCAGGCGAAGATCAGGGGTAGGTGGTGCCGGCGAGGATCTTGCGCCGGCAGCCGAAGCGGTAGGAGCAGGTGCGGTCCGTGCTCACGTTGTCGGCGGCGACGGTCTGCTCGACCCGCCAGGTCGTCGAGTATTCGACAAGCAGGGCGCCCATGGTCCACATGCGGCGCATCCCGGCGGTGTCCCTCGGGTCGATGATGACGCCACGGATCTGGCGGTGCAGGAGCTTCGCCATCGCTTCGTTGCGCGCGCGGATGAGGATGTCGACGTAGGCTTCCTCGAGGTCCGCCGGCTGGTTGGGCGCCGCGAAGTCCATCTCGCTGATCGTGATCGTGGCGTTCTCAGCGAAGCCACCGAGTCTGTCGGGTCTCGGCTGCGGCGCACCGTCGTAGGGCATGAGCCACACGGATGGGAGCGTCGTCGACGGCGGGTCGTCGGGGTGCTGTGCGAGGCCGAGCGCGATGAGGTGCGCCTGGAGCTCCTGGTTGACGAACAGGTCGGTCGGCATCAGTACGCGCTCGCCGCGGCGCGGGCGATGAAGGTCCGGTAGGTCGGGGCCATCTCGATGAGCGGCCGCTCGATGTACTTCAGGCCGCCGGGGTAGGCGCGAACGACGTGCGTGCCGTCGGCGCGGTGCCCCTCGTGGATGTACGCGGCGTAGGCGCTCGACTCTCCGCCGGTCATCACCTTCCCAGAGACTTCGTTGCCGGATGAGGTGGCGCCGTCGGTGTGGATCGATGCGCGAAGGGTGCCGGTCCGGACGGCGCTCTCGGCGGCCTGGGCTCGGCCGACGAGGTCCTCGAGGGCGAGGTTGACGGCTTCCTCGAGGGCGGCGCGGCCACGCTCGAGCAGCGCGGGCAGGCCCACATATCGGAATTCGGCGATGGTCAGTCCTCCGCGTGGGTCATCAACTTCTCGCGCATCTGGCGCGCCCATTCAGCAGCCTCGATCTCGCTAGTCGTGCAGGGTCCGTAGTAGAGCTTCCCATCGACACGTACGCGGCCCTGCCAGCACTTCACCCGTCCCCTGCCTCCGACCCAGCAGACTCCGCGATACGACGACCGCGCGTGGCGCGGGGAGGGCCGGTTCTGGGATTGCTGCGCGGGGGTCACGATGCGGAGGTTCTGTCTGCGATTGTCGAGCTTGTCGCGGTTGCGGTGGTCGACCTGCCGGGAGTCATGTTCACCTAGCCCGGCGAGCGCGCGGTGCAGGTAGATGGTGCGCGTCCGATTCTCACCTCGGACACGCTCGACGCGGCCTGCATACTGACCGGCCACAAGGCGCCAGGTCCACTGTTCCGCCCACTCCGCATCCTGTTCGTCGACGAGGGTGTAACCGCGGATCGTGCCGTCAGCTTTCTTGATCGCGATCCGTCGGTAGCCTGCGGTCTGCATCGAAGCTTCTCCTTCGGTGCCGTGCCCCCGGCCGTTGACGCGGTGCGGGGGCGATTCGATCGACGCGCCCATTATCCCACGCCACCCTGCAGCGTGGTAGCGACGGGTTGGAGCGTGTGTTCGCAGTTCGGGTGGATCGGCGGGATACCGTCACCGGTGTCGGAGACCGGCTCGCCCTGGAACTCCTGGACGTCGCCGGCGAGCGCGATGAGACGGCCCTCCCACGGGGCGCAGACGGGGCACTTCGTGTTGTGGTCCGAGACGCGCGCCAGGTTGATGCTGTGGCTGAGCATCCGGTCGATCGAGCCCTGAACGACGGCTTCGCGCGTCACTGTGCGCATCGCCATGCGGCTGTAGGCGCTGAGGTCCCATTGGCGGCCGGCGCGGTCCACGAACGCGGTCACCCTCTGGGCGCGGAGGTTGCGCTCGAGCGCCCGGGCCGCTGCCTGCGGGGAGGCGTTGACGCCGGCGAGCGCCTGGATCGCGCTGGCGCGCTGGGCGCGGGCGAAGACGTCGTTGATGCGCCGGCCGACGGTTTGGCGGGCGTCCTCGAGGCGGCCGAGCATCGACTCCTCGAGAGCGCGGAGCGCGGGTGCACTGACGGACGCGAACGCACCGGGAAGCTCGGGTGCCGCGAAGGCGAGGCCGGCGATCTGCTGGGCCGTGCGGGCGGCGCTCTCCGCGTAGGCGGCCTGGACGACTTGGCGGGCGACGGGGTCGGTGCGGCGGCCGAGGTCCTCGAGGTAGCGCAGGAGCGCGGCGAGCTGCGCGCGGCGACCTCGGGCGGTGTTGACGCGTCCCGCCGCGACCGCTGCCTCCACCTGGGCGATGAGGGCGCGCTGCGCCTCGTCGTAGAGGCGCAGGAGATCGTCGAGGCGCGCTTGGTACGGGAACCGCGGTTCCCGGCCGGTGCTCACCCGTAGGTCTCCACGTGGCGGCGGATCATCGTGTGAGCGCCGGCGAGGAGCTGCCGCCACGCGCGCGGCTGGCCCTCGCCGAGCTCGGCATAGCCGCTCTGACTGATCGTCACGACGACTCGGTAGAGCGTCAGCTCGTCGCGGCTGTTGGGCTCGACGAGCCAGAGCACCCAGCGGATCGGCCTCACGTCGCCGGCCCTTCGCCGGTGAGCTCGAGGCGAACGCTATCGGCGATCGTGCCGGCCGCCCGATTCTCCATGCCGCGCACTGAGAATCGCCGGCGGATGGTCGTCCCGGTGCGCTGGTCGGCGATCACGACGGTCGTGGCCTCCCATGCCGGGCCCGCGACCTCGAGGGCGCCTGCGAGCGCGGTGCGCAGGATGGTGAACGTATCCGTCAGGCCGCGATCGGCCTCGCCGCTCTGCTTGCGCTGCCGTCGCGCACGCTTGAGGTAGCCATTGGCGCTGCCAGCCCACAGGACAGGCCCCTGCCCCGTTGGGTTGCCGTAGCCGTCGATCGGTGACGGGCCCCTGATCTCCTGCAAGGTGGCGTTGGCGAAGACGTTCACGTTCCGTCGTGCCGGGTGGCATTGAGGAAGACGTCGTAACGGGTGCCGCGGTTCCGCGCCCGCGTCGTCATGCGACGTAGCCCTGACTGGTTGAGGGCGAGCAGCACGACCTTCGGCACGTAGGGGCCGTTCGGGCCGGCGACCGCGAAGTCGGGGCCGCGCTGCGACGTCCACTTCGGCCCCTCGAACAGGTCGGGCTGCCGGTAGTAGGCGGCGGCGAGCTTCACCGTCGCGCGCTGCAGCTTCGTCCACTGCCACGCCTGCACGTCGGTCACAACGACCTTGCGTCCCGTGGAGGTGTCGACGGGCCGCATGCCGAGCAGCTCATCGATCATGTCCTCGGTGTCCTGGATCAGGGCGTTCGCCGTCACGTCCGGCAGGACCGTCTGATCCACGCCGAGCTCTGTCCGGAGCGTCGCTGCGTCTGTGTAGTAGGGCTCAGCCATTTCAGTGCGGCGCCCGGGGTCGAACCGGGAGCGCGCGCGGGATCACCGTGCGCGCGGCCACTTGCGCCGCGGGTGCTTCAGGCGAGGGTTTCGCCGTCCTGCTCGCCGACGGGCGCGAGCGCCTCGGCCGCGTCGACGGCGGCGTCGACCTCCTCCTCGTCGCCGGCGATGACCGTCGCGCCGCGCTCGTTGAGACGTAGATGCGCCTCGGAGCCGATCGTGACGTGGAACTCCTGCCCATCGCACTTCAGCCAGACCGTCCCCTCCGGGAGCGGCTCGCCGTCGGGCGTCTTGGGCTGCTTCTTGGGCGCCATGATCGCCTCCTCAGACGGTGTCGGGGATGAACAGGGCGGCGATGGTGCCGGTGATGCCGGCGGCCAGATCGATGAAGATCCGGCCCCCGGTGCCACCGTCGGTGCCGCCCGGCTGCTGGACGAATCGGGCCGCCTCGAGCGGCCCGATGAACGACCGGCCGGACGCCTGCGCCGTGTAGGCGAGGTCACCGAGGTCCTTCCGGAACGCCGGCGGGGAGCCGCCGGCCTTGACGGTGACGACCTTCGTGCCGGCGAACGTGTTGTTCACCCACAGGATGAGCTGGCCGGTGAGCCCGGAGCAGTCGACGTAGTGGCCGTTGGCCTGGTCGACGGCGGTGCCCGCGGGCTCGTTGATGCCGTTGTCCTTCGTGAGGTTGGTCAGGGGGATGGCCGTACGAGCCATGTCTGGTTCTCCTTCGAGGGTCGGTTGATCCGGGCCGAAGCGGGGATCAGGTCGGGTTGCCGGTCAGGAGCGCCAGGCAGTTCGGGCGCACGGTCTTCGCGCCGTAGACGACCAGGCCCTTCAGCGCGTCGGAGAAGCGACGCTCGGGCCGGAACGCCTCGACCTTCGAGATCTGCGGCACGAACGACCACGCCATGTTGTGGCCGGCGATGATCTTGTACTTGATGCCGGCCGTGTTGGGCACGTTGTTCGACTTGTAGACGTCGAACCCGGCGGCGCGGCCGACGGGTCGCATCGCGGTGCCGCCGCCATCGTTGGGCTGCCCGGCCGGGTTGCCGGTGTTCGTGCCGCCGAGCGCGCCGGTCGTGAGCCGGTTGTCCTGGGCGACCGTGCCGAACCCGACGAACCGCGAGTCCTTGAGCAGGTAGGCCTCGAACCACGGCGGCACGACGACGAAGCGGCCGTCCTCGGGGACGTCCTGGTTGTCGAGCAGCACCGCGAGGTCGACGAGCCGGTCGTAGGCCATCATGCCGGCCGTCAGCCACGTCCCGGTGATCGGCGACGCGTCGGAGCCGATCTGGTTCGTGGTCGAGATGTCGGTGTACAGCGAAGCGATGTAGCCGTCGATCACCTTGCGCAGCGAGTACGCGGCACGACGGCTAGCCTCGGCCATCACCTTCGGCTTCTGCTGCAGCTGGTCGACGTCGTCGACGGCGAAGTTGAAGACCTTCGCCTGGTCGATCTTCAGCACGAGCTGGGCGTCCGTCAGGGCCTCCGGCGCGGCGATGTCCGCGTTCTTGGAGTACGACGAGACGGTGATGTCACCGACCTGGTTGATGCGGACCGAATCGCCCGCGGCGGTGATCTCACCCGCGTAGTCGCGGTTGATGATCGCCGGTTGGGCGTAGACGAGGGCGGTGTCGAGGGCGCGGAGGATCGATCCGGCCCACACCGTCGGGATGAAGTTCTCCAACGACACGGATGTGGCTCCTTAGGGGTGTGGATCAGGACCCGCTCAGCGCCTTCATCGCCGCCTCGTACTCGGCGGGCGACAGGTCGGCGATCTGCTGCGGGGTCATCTGCTTGAGCTCGTCGCGGGTGAACGTCCGCGTCGAGCCCGGCGTGGTTGTGGTGGTGGTAGTCGCGGCGCCTGTGCGAGTCGGGGTGCCGGTACCGACCAGATGGGGCCTTTCCTTGACGAGCGCCTCGAGGGCCGTCTCGATCGCCGCCTCGTCCTCGAAGTCGATGTCCGCGCGACCGTTGAGCCGCAGGACCGCGTCTTCGGGGTCGTGGAACTTCAGGCGGCTGGCGACGCGGCCGATGCGGGCGTTGGCGCGCTCGCGGGCGAGCTCGGCCTTCGCCTCGTCGCGCTCGCGCTCGTACTGCTGCGCGAGCTCCTGATGCTTGCCCGCCTTCTTGGCCTCCTCCTCGGCCGCCTTCTTGGCGTCAGCCTCGGCCTTTTCCTGCTTGCGTCGGAGAGCGGCGAACGCGGCCTGCTGCTTCTCCCACTCGGCCTTGTCGATCTCGATCTTCTCGCCGGCCGGTGGGTCGGCGGGGGGGTCGGCCGGCGGGTCCGCAGGGGGATCGGCTGGCGGATCAGCGGGCGCAGGGTCCGCCTTGGGCGGATCTGCGGCGCCGTCGTGGAACAGGGCCAGGCGCTCCTCGAGGGAGCGTCGTAGGGCGGACAGCATGGAGGGTTGCTCCTCTGGTCGTGATTGCCGCGCGACTTCTCACTCGCTGCGACGCGAGCACCTAGCGGCCTCGGTGATCCAGCCCTGTTGCGCCCGGGCTGGTGGGCGTCAGACCCCCGCGAGGGGGGAAAGCTTTAGGTTGCCGTCGGTGCCGGTGCGGGAGGCATCGGCGGCACGGGCAGCTCGCCAGGTGCTGGCGGGCGCGGGGCACCGTCGGGCGGCGCCGCGGTGGGCAAGTTCGGCCGGTCAGCGTCGATGCGATCGAGCTCCTCCTGAACCTGCTCGTCCGTCCAGTCGGCGTGGATCTCCTTGATCGCCGTCCACCGTGACTCGATCTCGGCCTCGACCGCCTGGGCGTGGCTGGCGACGACCTCCTGCTCGTCGGTCGGCAGGATCGACCCGCGCTCCACCGACGGCAGTTCCCCAGCATCACGGTACTCGCGGTTGAAGCCGCCGTTGGCCTCTGGCAGCGCGTCGATGAGGGCGAGGCGCTGCAGGATCTTCGGGAGCTGGTCGTCCCACGGCTTGGCCTTGCCGTTCGCGGCCGACACGGTCGGCAGGAACCGCATCCGGATCGCCGTCCCGGACTCGGCGCGCCCGAGCTGCTGGGGCTGGGTGACGAGCTGGACGACGACGCCGCAGCGGGTGGCGATCGTGTCGACGAGGTCGGTGACGTGCGCGATCAGCGGCGCCGCGTCGTAGCTGTACTCGACCTCGGTGACCGGCGGCTTCTGCGCGCCCTCGCCGAGTGTGCCGCCGGCGGGGTCGGTGAGGATGATGTCGTCGTCGACGGGCATCACCGGGTTGCCGTCCTGGTCGGGCTGCGCGAGCCCGGTCGCCATGAACAGCCGCTTCTTGGCTGTCAGTCGGG